CGTTCGTTCAAATGTTTTAGTGTATAATTTTGACCGCCGATGTCGTCAGCAATATCGTATAAGGTTGCAATATCTTTACCTTCTCCTTTCCTGAGCACACGACCTATTGATTGTAAGTTACGTATGCGAGACTTAGAAGGAGATGCAAAAATAATATTATGTAGTCTCTTTATATTAATGCCAGTAGAGAAAGTTCCGTATGATGCTATGATGATAGCATTGTTTTCAGTCTCGGTAATCTGTCTTACCTCTTCTCTATCCTCTACATCAGTTCCTCCGTGCACGAAAAATACTTTACGTGCGGAGTCCACAGTATTATTTATTAGTTCGTAAAGTGGATCTCCGTGCTTCTCTACGTAGTTAAATAGTACTAGAGTGTTACCATCTATATCTTTAACTAAGTTTTTGATGAGGTTATTTCTACCCTTATGTTGCACTAAGTATTCCATCTCATCATGATATGTGTCGAAATGCTGAGGAGCATGTTTACAAAGTAGGACTTTTATTCTAAACTTAGAGAGATAACCTTCTTTTATTAGGTCATCAGTTTTAGTAACTCTTTCGCAGTCACCAAACAATCCTTCTAGTACCCACTTATGTGTCTTACTACCATCAAGTGTACCAGTAAAACCAAACCTATACTTGGCATTGTGTAACTTAGTCATGATACCTGTTAATGATTTAGATTTAAACAGGTGTGCCTCATCACCAATCACACAGTCAATATCGTCAAAGTATCTTTTGGGAAACTTATAGATTGATTGCCACGTAGATATGATGATAGGTTTATCAGTATTTTTATCTTTACCACTATAAATTTTATGCACATGAGCGTCCGCACCCCATCCATACTCCTTAAAATCATTGACCATTTGCTCGACCAAAGAAGTAGTAGGTACGACGATGAGCGTTTTCTTGCTGGTAGCGGTGTAGTATCTGACGAGGGCGTAGATCATAAGGGATTTACCAGATCCAGTAGGAGACAAAAGTAACTTACGATTATTCTTAATCGCATCGTACACCGCTTGATACTGATAGTCTCTAGGTTTGATCTTAGAGATTCTATCCATAAATCCTTTTACTGCAGGGAGTGATACAAACTTATTGTCATCACTTATATTACCGTACCAGTCATTCTTTTCATACTCTACAACGTATTGTTTCTCATCTGCCCATGTTTGAAGATGATTAATAAGACCATGGTATAGGTCTCCTGTAGCAGGAGAGTACAATCGTATAGTGCCATCCCAGTATTTGTATCTGGGATTCTTTTTTAAATACTTTGCTTCGGGAACCTCGAATGTAAAATAGTCAGCGAGTTCACGATGAATATATTCTTCCTTAGAATGAACGGTTATATAAACCTCATTCTTTTTCTTTATTGTAAGGTGTGTCATCACTGTCCATTAACAAATTTCTCCCACTCTATGGCACTCTTAATCTGAAAACCTCTGTTTGATATCTGTTTCATTACCTGATCCAAAAAATACATCATCTGTTCTAGGTATTTAATTTTTGCCTCTAGGTTGATGATCTCATCATCTGCCTCTAGGTAGGTTCTCATTTTCTCAGTGGTTTTGATATGAGATCCAAATGGTTTTTTAGCATAGGTCTTAGCATCCGCTTCACCAGAATAATATTCTCGTTTATCTTTTACAAGTTTGCGGATTTCAAACTCTAAGGAAGTTTTAATTTGTGATACGTCAGTGTAGTGGTTTAAGTATTTATTGTGTTGGAAAGGGATGTCTAATGCTAACTGCCCTAGATCAGCACTGTATTGTTTACTCTTAAATTGAAAATCTACATGACTATCTTCTGCCCATTCCTCTCTAAGTTTTTGAAACCTATTATGCAGAGAGTCAAAATTCATAATTTTTTAAAGTCTTTATCACGTATAAAGAACTGCTGATGTTTGAATGTCACCTGTGCAGTAATGTATTCTACATCTCCTATTGTAGCATCAAATTGCAAATTTGTCAGTGCTACAGGGAATAGTTGTTGAAAATCTATTACAAATGCAGGGTTAAATGCACTAGTTGTAATTAGTAATTGTCCGTCTGTAAAAATATCTTCGGGAGTTGTTTCCAACTTCATTTGATCTGCGTTACCATTATCACGCATCCATTTATATACACTGTTATAGTTTTTTAAATCTTCATCAACTATAAAAGTTACTGATAAATCACCAAACTCCACTCCTCCGCCAGGTATTGTAGGTAACTGTCTGAACGGACTTGCTACCTGTGTAGTGGGCATTGTTATATCAGGTACGTTTGCTGATTGACAAAAGAAATCTACTCCTGCAAACTTTTCAAGCTTGAGGATAAAACCAATAGGATTTAAAAAGTTCCTATTAGTAGGTTGTTCTTTATACCAATCTGCACCGTTTAAAGGCATACCTATATTGTATCTACCTGTATTTATGGGTTGTTAGGATCCATTCCTAACTCAACAAGGTAGTCTACCCACCACTGTGGATTCTTTTCCATCTTCCATTTAGGAACTGGCATACCTTTAGTATCATAATACTCTTGTATCGCACTGTCTATGATCTCCGCTGTGCGAATCTTCTTTATTCTTGTCCACAAAAATTTCATGTTTTCCTCATTCATTTGTCTTTTCGTAGAGGTCAAACATTATTCTCAATATCAAATGAGCAAACAATCCTATCACGATTATTTGCGTAATCTTTAAACTAATAATTATATTGTCGTAACTCATCTGATTTGAGTTAACGCTTCCTCTTTTACTTTATCAATTATATCTTGTAGCACGTTCACATCAATTCCTAAGAAAGGCGGAATGATTCCTAGAACTCTGAATAACCCATCAGCAAATAGAGCAACAAAAGTAAATCCTAAAACCATACTAATCAGACCCGCATTACGATTATGTCTATTGATAGCATATTCAATCATCTCATCAACTTCCTCTTTGCTAACCATAGTTTGCTTAGTGGTAGCGGGTGATAATGTCTCAGTATTTTTTATTAATTTTTTCGGCGAAATTAAATCTCTGCCATATCTGGATAATACCATGTTTGTCTTTAGGTAGTGTTTGATTTTTTTATTCATTGTTCCAATCATCGTCTTCGTCTTCGTCCCATACTGTGTAAGGTCCGTGTTGCATTCGCTTCAACTTATCTGTTTCCGCTTTAAACTTTGCAGTCTCAGATAACCAGATTGCAACTTTGATAACAACGAATACCACCGCTATAGGTGATAAGCATAGTAGTAGTATGACAGAATTTTGATTCATTGTCAATAACATATGTTTTATTGCCAATACTCATCTAGAATATCAAGCGATTTATTTAGATACTTCTCAGCACCTATACATTCCCACTCTCCCATTTCTCCTACTCTACATTTATACTCTAATTCATTTTTGAGTTGTAAGAGTTTTGATGTCATGGAAACTTTGTCTAGTCTACCGTTCATGGTTACTCTTTAGTAACTACACTATTATTTAAGCATAAAAAAAGGGATCCCGTAGGATCCCTGTTAGCGTATCCTAATAAACTTAGGTTAAGTTAGCAACTCTAACTCTTCTATAGTACTGGTTGATGTTGTGAGTTAGTGCCTCAGCATCAGGTGTACCATTAGACTGAACAACAAATGGGTTAGCAACCATACCGTATCTAGTCTTGAAACCAATTTTTGGTTGGAAGGTAGATGGGTCGATGCTTCTGAGCATTTGTAGGGGAACGTATGGACAATAGAATAATCCAGCGTCATAAGGTGATGTACCCTTGTATCCTACAACATAGTAGTGTGTATTAGATACGTTTGCTGAATAAGGGTCAACATAAACTTTGATGCGACCATTCATTGTACCAACTAATAGGTTACCTGTGTCGTCTACTTCACCAATTGAAGGACCACCAGCACCTGTTAGACCAGAAGAGTAGTCAAGTGTACCACTCATAGCAAGGGCACTTGCAACATCAGCAGATGTTAGGATAAAGTTACCCTTTCCTCTACGAGTTTGCTGTGCAATTGCGTTTGCGTCTCTCTCGATCTGGAACATGAGTCCTTTGAATTTCTCAACTGACCATCTTCCATTACTGTCTACGTCTAAGTCAAATACACCAGCGTTTGCAACGTTGTTTTGTGCACCTTGTTTAGCGATTGTGTAAACAGTTCTAACAACCTCACGGTTGATTTCAGCAAGGATCTCACTTGAGAGTAAGTTAGCAAGTTCCTGCTCTGCATCAAGACCGTGAATTGCTTTCAAGTCTTGTGCTAGTTCTAGAGTGTA